GTCGGGAACGGGCCGGATCTTGTGGCTAGGGATAATCCACATCTCGGACGGTTCCACGTTAGCCGATGGCCGATTCAGCCACACGTAAGCGTTTCCGGTTAGGGCCCGATAGGAGAACACCGATTCCAGGAATTCATAGCGGGACTGTAGCGGGTTGGGGCGGTCTAGTAGTTTCTCGAATGGATGGTTGATTTCTGCGTTTTCGTCTTCACCTTCCAACCGTACCACCGACAGCGCCGTTGTCGCCGCTGTGCTGGCCACCGCATGGACGGCAATCTGCACCCAGGACAGGCGTTGGTATAGCTCGCTTTGCGCCCGTGGCATCTCTAGGGTGGGGATGTCGTACTCCGCCTCCACCGCTGCGGCCAATTGCCAGGGGGCGGGAGCGGCGATCGGCTGAGTTTTTGTGTAGCCGAGAAAATCGGCCAATCCATCAAATAGGCTCATGCGAAGTCCACCAGTGAAGATGCTGTCGGCCTGCCAATGCCGTACCATGCCAGGGCCAAAGACATCACCATGTCATCGTGCATACCGTCCGGGGCCGAGTAACGCAATAGGCCAGATTTTAGCCGTTCCATTTCGTAGGCTTGCAACTCGCCCACCAAAGCCGGATCGGGCAATATGGCAACCTCTCCCCGTTCAAACGCCAGCGCCAGGCCGTCAATAATTGCGGTCTTGGTGGCGTTCGTAGTCGTGAATGGTTGCACTGGTAAACCTGCCCTCAGTAGTTGCTCGGCCAACGGATCGCCCATGCTGTTACGCTCTGCGATAATTGCGGTCGGCTTGTATCGTTCAGCCAACGCCCGCAATCTCCCCACCTGTACAGTATAGTCTATTTGGTTGAAGCGGTCCACGTGTACCATGTGGCCTTGCGTGTCCAGGGTGGTGATGACAGTGAAATCGTTCGACTTGCCCCAATCCACGCCCATGACGTACTGTTTTCCCGGTGCAGGTTCAGCCACCTTGCTTGTAGCGGCATCCATCACCCGCCGGAAGACGCCCGCCCCATCCTCAATAAAGTCGGCCATGAATTCTTGTAAGAATATGCGTTCTGGCAAGTTTGCTTTCGCTGCGTCAATCTCGGAATCTTTGACGTAAGGGTTATCGTAGCTGGTAAACTGCCAAGACTTGTATTGTTCGCCATCGTCAATCATCCAAAGACGCCAGAACCAATTACGCCCCTTCGGTGTGCTGATAAATAGCGCCTTGCCTTGTCGGTCTGCCAGGGCGGGCCTTAGGGCTTCGGTCCAGGCGTCTTGTTTGATGAACGCACATTCATCCATCACCAAATAGTCAAGCCCTTCGCCGCGGAGACTGTCGGGATTGTCTGCGCTGCGCACCTGTACAGTCCCCCCGCCGGGAAGTTCAATAATCCGGTCGCCTTGCCGAATCACCACACCGGGAATCTGTGTAGCGAGCCGATGAATCATGCGCCAGCCCACTGCGCTCATGGGATAGCTGGGAGCCACCCACCACGCCCGCCGCCCTTGCGTTGCCTCGGCTATGCAACGGAGCGCACCCATTCTTGTTTTGCCCCATCTACGGCCACAGGACAGAACTTGGAAACGGGCGGGATGATCCCAAACTTCCCGCTGCCCGGTGTGAAGGTGCGGCAGGCTAATCGTTAGGGTCCGCATTGTCCCCCCAAGTGAGAACGATACTCCCCCCGTCTTTCCCGGTGATTTCCTGCCGTTCCACGTAACCACGGTTACGGCCTTTGGTGCCAAGCGTATACTTGACCGCCCACCCTTCGCCATCCATGACAGACTTCTGCAACTTCATTTCCGCAGTGTCTACCAGCAACTCGTCAAAGTGTAACCGGCTGTCGTTAAGCGCATTTTTCACCGTGGCCCATTTGTCGGCGTAATTATAGATTGTCTTGGCAGTGACACCGAGGCGCTCGGCAACTAGGCCAACTTTGCCTTTGTTGCGCCAAATTTCATTTATTAGAATTTCCCGATCCAATACCTCAGTTGCCATAATTTATTGAGATTCGTGTAAAATGTTGCGTTGCATTATGTCGAGAGTTCCGGCGATAGTTCCGGCGTCATGTAGTGCGGCCATCACCGCGGCCTTGGTTGCTTCGGAATACTCTTTGCGTGCCATTGGTCTATGCCCCCGCCGCCAATCCCCGAATCGCATTCCACATGACCACGTCCCCGATGATGCTTACTACCAGAATTACGAACAATGCCACAGCGAGCCAAAGTAGATCACTTTTGCGAATCCGTTTAATTTCTTCTTGGATTCGCTCTTGTAGGTTTTCCTGGACACCGGTTAGGTCTTCTTTGCGAGAAGCCTCTAATCCGGTTACTCCCACCTGCAAATCCTTGATCTGGGATACAATGTCATCGAATCGCTTCATCACGGGAGATAGGAGGTAGGCTTGATAGTCGGCTCGGCTGCTGGTCCACCCGTACACGCCGCCATCAGGGAGCGACAAATACGCCTGGTAGAAGTCCAGGCTTGCGGCTTTTTCCTGCTGTTGAAGGGCGGAATAAAAAACGAGGGGAGCTTTCCATGCAGAACTGTCGGCGATGTTGAGTGTAGTGAAAATTGCAAAACCAATCCCCCGGCGAACGGCGTAAGCGGCATAGAATGAACTATTGCACGTGTTCAGGAAAACGCCCCTGGCTTCGCACGCCTGCGCCAATTCCACAACGTCTTGGGCGTCTAAACTGTCTCCGTTGGAAAGCGGGATTTTGCTGACTACGCTGCGGTCGCTGCCTTCCTCGTTGTGATCAATGATGTGGATGACGTCGAACTCATTGTACTGACAGACGTTGTACAGGTCACGGGCAGACACGTTCCCCGCAATCACGTTAACCGTGTGCATGGCCGTGATGTCCCGCACCTCTGGATCTGAGTTGATGCCCGGCTGGTCCGGGGCAATGAGCAGGATTCTCAATTCACATCCCCATCCGCTGGATCGCCCTGGTGCTTGTAATTATGCCCGCTCTCCCTGTACGCTCTCCGCATGGCCCGCGCCCACAAAACGCTGAACGCCAAAAGCACTACCAGGGCAATCCCGGCAGTGACGGTGATGATGGTATCGGATAGGGTGAGCAGGGTGGTTGTCATCGGAGCAAGAACCGTTTCAATGTGCTCTCCGATTCGCCCATGCCGCGGGTCATCGTGTGGACCGGGGTGTCGGTGGTCTTCACCTGAATCCACTTCCCCCCGGCGGCCAGCAATCCGAGGATTGCGGTCTTCGCTTCTGGCGACAAGTCGGGCAGAAGATAGTTGACCAGCCAAATCGCAATGGTGCCGATGGCCAGGACGACGGCGTTGGGCAATGTTGGGAGGTTCTGCATGGGAGTTGACTCCTATGATAGAAACGCAAAAAGCCGGGAGGGGAGATCCCCCGGTTCTTAGCATATCATGGCAATGTTCGGCTGTACCGAACAAAGGCTAATCAGTTCTCTTCCATTCCAGCAATCCGCCGGGCGATGGCAACTCCATACAAATCACAGGTAGGACCACGGAAACCAGGGAAAGCAACTCTAAAGCTGAGTTGCGATTTATCCCAAACCGCCTCATCAAGTCGTTACTTGTCAGCACCCGCCCCGCCCCAAGCTCCCACCCCACAATGGCAGCCCGTTGGATGGTCGTCAATTCTTCGTCACGCTCTGCCATGATGCCCCCTACCTACCTCAAGAATACATGATTCCCAATCCGCCCGACCTCGGTCAACCCCCACCGCACCACCACGCCCAACGCATGAAAGTGCGTCGCGCCGTGCGTCGGGTCCACCGCCTCCCCGCTCAGCACCGCCTCGGCCACGGCGCACAGGTCCGGCGTCACGGCGTCGGCGGGTGCCTTGTGGAACTGCCAAGCCTTCTCGGTCACGGTTGCGTAGTCCGTGCCCCACCAGGTCACCCGGCTGTCTACACGGTTCTTGATCACGAACGCCACAGCCACCTGTCCAGCTACGCTTTCGCCCCTGGCCTCTGCGTACAGCACCCTGGCCACGTCGGTGGCGTCCGGCGTGGCGCAGGTGAGCAGGACGGCGAGGATGGTTGTGAAGATGGTCATAAATTCTCCGTATCGGCGGTTGTGATCTTGACTAGGCTAGGCTTGATGTCTAGAAGGGTCTCCTCTTCTGACTCGTGACAAATCACATAGCCTGGGCGACTAAAGGTAGCCCTAACGAAAAGGAAATTGTGATTGGGTGAGAAGGCAGACATGGCGTAATGGGTAATCCCCTCGAATGGATCGGGTGGCGGGCCTAGTTTCTTGCGAACTTCCAGGATCTTGTCCAAGGTAAGCGTTTCTGGTTCATTCGTTGTGGTAGTAGTGGTATGGGTGTTCATGGATTCGCTCCAATCTCTTCCAGATGGGCACACAAATCAAAAATATCTTCGTGGCCCATCACCGTCCGGCCGCGGTCAGACCGGACGTCCGTGTAAAACCCGCCTCTTTTGTCATGTGTGATGACAACCGTTCCAACGCTGGTCGTCAGCGTTTCGTTTAGATGGTCCAGCGGGTTGGCGTGTAGCGGGTGCCAAGTTGTCATGGTCTTTTTCCCCTCTCCTGATATGTCCCCCTATCTCAATTCGTAGATGTGCGCCGTGATGGTCTGGTGCGCAATCGGACAGTAAATCTCTCGAATGCCTCGGTCAAAATAAGCGATCTGCACAGCATCAATTGGGAGGCTAACCGGGATGCGTGGGGAATCGACAATCTCATTCCACGCCTTGCGCTGAATTTTGTATCGCCGTGCATAAAACTGCTGCGGCATCCTCAGCAATCCAGCCGCAGTCAGGAATCCAGACCACGAGCCGAAATGGTGGCCGATGGTGGGCAATGCGTAGGAGTTCCCCCAATTGGCCCAGTCCTTCGGGGAGGGTCCGATCTTCTCAGTGCGGCCAACGTTTTCATCTGCGTACAATGTGTCAGACAGCGATTGCACGTCCGCAATCGCAACGGCTGCATCAAAAAGCGTTGCCGAAAACGTCAACAGCCCCGCGGCCTCAATTGCGCCATCATAAGATCCGTATGTGTCAACCAATTTTTTGATGGAGGGTAACCCCTTGGAATTTGATGTTGACACGTAAACTTCCTGAGTCGGCCCGTACCCGTCCGTTGACATTTCATGCAACGTGGCAAAGAGCTTGGAAACCAGTACAGGGTTTTCCAGGCATACACGCTCATGCCGGGTGTAATTGTTGGACGGATAATCAATCCCGCAATGTGGGCAGACCTTTCGGGGCATGGGTGCCATTTTCCGTCCCTGTGCGCTGTTTTTAGTGTCCGACATACATTCCCCCGCTTTCTACGCTATCGCCTCGCCAGCCCCGATGTAACCGATGTTATACGGACTCTGTGGGGTTTCCATCAGCGCCGCCGAAGTATTCCAGGAACTCGCCCCACCGCATGACAACCAAATCGTTTGTACTGCGTCGGTTCGGCGTGTGGATGACAGCGATGGGCAACTGCCCGTCTTTGGCCGCCCGCTCGGATTGCTCCAAGGCCGCCTCCACTTTCTTGACGCCGCCTTTCCAGGATTTGGCCTCTACGCACAGCCAGTCGGTTTCAACGTCCGCGGTGGCCAGCCCCGTAGGGCCGTTGCGCCGGACACCCAAGGCGTTGGCAATTCTACGTTCGTGGCCTTTCCAGTTTGATTTGTTCATTCGTCGTCTCCGTCTACTAAATCTGCCGAATACGTGATGTCCCCGACCAGCTTGTCGGCAATCCATCCCCATAGAGCGTTCCATAGGCGTTTCATAGCGTATCATCGTCGGGCTGCGTGGCGTTGGGGGCGTA